TACAAGCACAAATGAATACTTATATTGGTAAGTTTAGGAGAGATTAATGGCAGAACAAACATTCAGATCTCCGGGTTTTTTCGAGAGAGAAATTGATTTAACTCAGAGAACAGTAGAAATCGAAGGTGTACCTGCAGGGATTATTGGGACCTCTACCCAAGGTCCTGCATTTGTTCCTGTCACGCTAGGATCATTCGTAGATTTCGAAAGTAAATTTGGAACACTAAATCGTGATCAGTTTGGACCGTATGCAGTACAAGAATGGTTAAAAAATAGGACAGCTGTTACTTATGTTAGGGTTTTAGGCGCAGGCGCTGCAAATTCAACTGGTGACATTCAAACAACTTTGTCACAAGGCACAGTTAAAAATGCAGGTTTTAGAATTAAAGGCGCTGTTAACACTAGAAACGGCAACTTGGATGGAAGGCATGAAGGATGTGTCCAGTTTATTGTTGCTGAACATGATGTAAATGCTTTTGAGTCTGTAGGGTACCCTTTATTTACAGATAGTGATTCTTTTGATACAAGTACAAGTGTACGATTAATTAGAGGAATGATACTAAATGCAACCGGATCAAAAATTCAATTACTAGATCATGACCAGTCTTACAGTACTAGCAATGTATCAGATGATCTAGCAAAAATATCTGACTATACAAAATCAAGCGAAGAAGCAACTTTTAAGCTAGTATTGTCAAGTGCCTTAGGTAGTGTTTTTGGTAATGATGAAGGGAACCCAGGAATCAGAATATACACAGCTTCCTTAGATCCTACAAGTAAGCATTACGTAGGTAAATTTTTAAATAAAAATCCGGATAGATTCCAAGATGAAAATCACTTATTTTACGCAGACTTTGCAGTTGAGCGCGAATTAGCAAAAGTAAAGTATGATGCAAGTAAAGGAACTATTGCCATTGTTTCAGGTTCAGATGGGACAAGTAGTAATAGCGGAGATACAGCGCTGACATTTAGAGATGGTTTTGGAAGATTTGACACCAGATATCAAACTGCAAAAACGACAAAATTTATTTCACAGCCTTTTGGAACAAAAGAATATGACTTATTTCATTTTGAGTCACTAGATGATGGAGCTATTGGTAATAGCAGAGTAAAAATATCAATCTCAAATATTAAGCGCTCTTCAAACAAAAGAAATAAATACGGTACATTTACAGTTTTAGTTAGAGACTATAATGATACTGATACTGATTTAAAAATATTGGAGCAATATTCTTTGTGCTCCTTAAATCCTAGTGATGAAAATTACGTTGCTAACAAAATAGGCGATATGAAAGTTTTCTATAATTTTGATGCAGAAACAGAGTCTGAAAGAAGGCTTAATGTAGAAGGCAAAAGACCTAATCGATCAAGATACGTAAGAATTGTCATGAATAGAGATGTTGAAGATAGTATAATTCCTGATGAAACACTACCTTTTGGATTTAGAGGCCTTCCTTTACTTAAAACAAACGACGGCTTAACTGATGACACGTTTCCGCTAGCGATTGGAAGTGATCGATCACGTCTTTCATTAGAAGAAGGCTCAGCAGGAGTAACAGAAGAACCTCTCTCAGGTTCTATATTACCACCATTACCGTTTAGATTTAAATCAACACGAGGCGCAGTTAGCAAACCAGCAGCTGGATCAACACCGGTATTCACAGGAGAACCAGGTCCTTTAGAGTTATCAGACAGTCGATTCTTCTGGGGTGTTAAAATGGAAACACTTCCATTAACCGGTACAATTGGTGACGCAATACTTCAGTCTAATGCATCCTCTAATAAAAATCCGTTAATAGAAAGCTATGGAAAGTTTTTAGGAATTCAAAAACTAGACATTTTATTGACTGGGTCAGGCGCAGATTTATTTAATAATAATAAATTTAGTTTAGCAAAAGTAGCATTAAATAATCAAATAGCAACAACATCAACAATTGAAACAGATATTGCAACTATTATAACTGGAACAGCCGGCGCGCACATTAGAGATGCTGCATACCTTCGAAACGGAGTTTTAGAGACAAAAAATTACACAATTCTTGACGATGTTGGTTCGCGTCAACGTGTAACATTCGCTACACTAGCAGCTGCTAGAAGTGAAAAGTATTTTAATAGATTTACAGACTACGCTAAGTTTACTAATATTTTGTGCGGTGGGTTTGATGGAATAAATATTTTGGACAAAGATAATCGACTTATGAACGATCGAGCTTCATCAGTTGATACTAAAGGTAAAGCCAACGTTAGTAACGGTTCATTTACAAACCAGAATTTACGCGGTGGCAACGCCGGATCTGGTAAAAATAACAATATAATTAATTCTTATAGAACAGCAGCAAGAATAATTACTGATCCTATGTCAACAAGAGTTAATGTAGTTGCTGTACCGGGAATTAGAGATCCTTTTGTTACAGACTTTGTCGCTGACTTAACACGTGACTATAGTAAAGCAATTTACTTAATGGATATACCTGCATATGATGATAATGGAGATAGAATATTTTCTAAGACTGTCAGACCTAGTGTGCAAGAGACAGTAGAAACGTTTGAAGCAAGAGCTATTGATAATAGTTACGCTGCAACTTATTTTCCAGACATGATATTTGCAGATGACTTAAACAATACAGCAGTTTCTTTACCAGCATCAGTTGCAGCTTTAAAGGCATTAGGATATAATGATGCTGTTGCATATCCATGGTTTGCACCAGCTGGATTTAATAGAGGCGCATTAAATAATGTACTAAACTCTGAAGTTCGACTTAATGCAAATGATAGAAATATTTTGTACGAGGCAAAAATAAATCCTATCGCAAACTTTCCTAACGGCGGTTTTGTTATATTTGGTCAAAAAACACTGCAGCAAGATCGATCAGCACTTGATAGAGTTAATGTAAGAAGAATGTTGCTTGAAGTGAAAAGAATAATATCAGACATTGCTAATCAGTTAATATTTGAACAAAATACACCTCAAACGCGATCTAGATTTGTAGCGCAAGCAACGCCACAGTTAGCCACAATTCAAACACAACAAGGTATTGATCAGTTTAAAATTGTCATGGATTCATCTAATAATAGTAATGAAGATATTGAGCAAAATCGATTAAACGGTAGAATTGTGCTTGTTCCGACTAGAGCAGTAGAATTTGTTGCAATTGATTTCATTATTACGAATTCAGGTGTAAGTTTCGAATAATTAAGATAAACGGAGAAATTTTATGGCAGAAATAACATTTAAATCGGCAGGAGTCAAGACCAGAGAAATAGACTTGTCACAACCGTCTAGGACCGGTCCAGTTGGTATACCCGCTGGTATAATTGGTACATCGCTGGAGGGTCCTGCATATGTTCCTTTAACATTCGCTAATTATTCAGATTTTGTTACGACGTTTGGCGCATCAGATGGTAAAAAATTTGGGCCAATTGCCGTTAATCAATGGCTTAGTAATGCACAGGCTGCTACATATATGCGGGTATTGGGAATTGGTGATGGTAAACAAAGAGTATCTGATACTGGTAAGGTGACAAACGCCGGATTTGCAGTTGGTGACCGAATAGTACAAGAAGATGGAAACATTAACAACAACGCATATGCAAAAGAAGGTGATGGCGGTGTTGAAGGACGTACTTACTTTCTTGGATGCTTCAGGTCTGAATCAAACGGTAGCACGATATTTTCTGATGCAGGAATACAAAACATAGATGTCAAAGCAACAGCTGTTTTTGCAGGTTTAGCTGCTTTAGAAGACGATAACGGTACAAGTTTAGTATTTACCAACTACGATAAAACAACTGTTACATTTCAGACAGACACAAGTAAAAACAAAGACCAGTCTACAGCGACATTAATTGGCACAAGTGGTGTTGATTCTGTCGCAAAAGCAGCAGAATCAATGCACTTAGCATTTCAACTCGCAATTGCAGCAGGAACACTAAAAGCAACCTTGACGCCGGCTGCATATACAAATGAAGAGAGTATAACTCTAACGTCTGATGTTTCAGGTCCAGTTGGAAATACACCAATAACTGTACCGGCAAATATAACGCTCAATGGCGCTAGCGCAGGTGTTAATGGTACATTTACCGGTGGTGCTGGTGGGTCAGTTCCAATTCTTCGAGGAGTTTTATTAGCACCGAGCGGTGTGATATTGCATTTAAGTGGTAATTACACAGCCAACGGCTCAAATAAACCTGTAAAAGGCACAACAGCTGCCTCCGCTAACGGAGTTATTGTGGGGAGAGAAGGTTCTATAACTGGATCTTTAAATCTTGCAACACAAGAATTTGTTATGTTAATGAACGGGTATAATAACCCAGATTCTAGCAAGAAAACCCACATAACAGCTTCCTTTGACGTAACAGCACCTAATTATTTTGCAAATGTACTTAATACAAATCCATTTAAAATTGAAGAAGAAGGCCATTTACTATACGGTCATTATGATATATACCCAGACTTGGCGGTTGTTACAGGAAGTGGTACAATAGTTCCCGGGGTATTTGCTGCAACACCAGGTACCGCATCGGACGCGAAAGAAGACGTCGCCTTACTCTTAACTTCATCAGTTGGCAGAGGTAGTACAGCAACAGGCAAGCCTGTTTATGAGGATTTTTCTGATAGATTTTCTCATGCAAAGACTCCGTTTATTATTTCGCAAGAATTTGGTGCATCTCCAAAAGACTTATTTAGAATTCATTTGTTATCAGCAGGTGCATCTGTATCAGACAAGTATAAATTTTCAATTGAGAACATTAGAAAGTCATCAAATAGCATTAGTGATTATGGCACGTTTGATTTAATAGTTAGGAAATTTAATGACACTGATGAAGAGCCTAGTATTTTAGAATCTTTTAGAGGTATTAGTTTAGATCCCGGATCTGACAGATATATTGGTCGTACAATTGGTGATCAGCACATTTATTATAACTTTGACGTTGCAGAATCAAGTCAAAAATTAATAGTTGATGGAAATCACCCGGTAAGATCCAGGTATATTCGTGTTGAAGTATCAGATGATGTTGAAAATCGAAATATTGATAAATCAGCCTTACCAATTGGCTTTAGAGGTCCTAATCACTTAGTTACTAGTGGTTCTTTGCTTTCTAATGAAAATGAAAGTAGAGTTTATTTTGTTTCTACAGCAGTTCAATCAATGGTCGAGCCACCTATACCTTACAGAAAAACAGTTGCAATTGGCACAGGTTTAAGTAAAAAGACAGACGGTAGATTCTACTGGGGTATTAATACTGTTAGACAGACAGATGCAGATCAACCTAACTTATCTAGCGTGTTTGATAAATCTTTTAACACTTACGTAAAACATTTTCCAGATCATAGAATAGACTTACCAAACTTTTCTGTCGGAAATAATGCAGGTGTAGCTGATGTCAACGGTACAGTTCTTGATAGCGACCGATTTAATAATAATAAATTTACACTAGAAAACATTCTTGTTCGAACAGGTTCTGATACACTAGCTGATCCTGAATATTGGTTAAGTGCGTCTTATCAACGTGGCGGAAATATTAGTGCTAACGAAGAAAATAAAACAAGGGCGTTTTCTGTTGATGATTTAGGTAAAGTTGGTAATATTAAATTTGCTAAGTTTACTTTTATGGCACAAGGCGGGTTTGATGGCGTTAATATATTTGATGAAGAAAAGTCTGCATTAACAAATACAGCAATAAAAAGAGAAATGGATGACACAGCATCGAAAGGGGTAAGTGACAATACAGTTTCTTCTTATAGAAAGGCTGTTGATGTAATTAATTCAAAAACTGATGTTGACATTCAAGTTTTAGCTCTACCTGGTATTAGACATTCATCAGTAACTGATTTTGCAATTCAAAAAATTGAAGATAGATTTGATGCTATTTACATCATGGACATTGAAGAAAGAGATCAAGTTAACACAGTTATAACTTCGTCAGTTCAAAAACCGCATGTTTCAAATACAGTTACATCTTTTAAGAACAGAGCACTCGACAGTTCTTTTGCTGCAGCTTATTTTCCAGATGTTATAGTTAGTGATCCGAATACAAATACACTAGTCCAAGTTCCACCGTCTGTTGCAGTCCTAGGTGCTTATTCTTTAAATGATAAAGTTGCACATCCATGGTTTGCTCCTGCTGGGTTTTCTAGAGGTGCTTTAAATAGTGTAGAGATGGCTTCTGTACGTCTTAACAGGACAAACCTTGATGACCTATATGAAGCGGATATTAATCCTATCACAGCATTTCCTGGAACTGGTGTTACTATATGGGGACAAAAAACATTACAAGCTTCTAATTCCGCATTAGATAGGATTAACGTAAGAAGACTCTTAATTAACATTAGAAGAAAAGTAAAAAATGTTGCCAACTCATTATTATTTGAACCTAATAGAGAAGAAACATTAGAAAAGTTTACTGCTTTAGTTAATCCAATACTTCAAAGAGTTCAAGAGCAAAGTGGAATTGACAGATATAAGGCAGTAATTGACTCTTCAACCACAACACAGGCAGATGTAGAAAATAATACAATACGTGGCAAAATATTTATCCAGCCCACGCGTTCAGTTGAGTTTGTAGCACTAGATTTTGTAGTAACAAATGCAGGTTCAAATATTTAGTGAATAGATATATAATATAAGATTAAGGAGATTATAATGGCAGAAACACTATCAGTTACGGATATGTTACCAAATAAGTTCGAACCAAAAAGAGATTATCGATGGGTTCTTGCAATAGAAGGAATTGACTCTTTCCTGGTCGCAGCAACAAAACGACCAACAATTAGCATTGGTAACTCACAAATAAAGTTTATTAACAGCTATAGACAAATTTCAAACGGGAAAGGTGTATTTGGTGGTATTTCAGTTGAATTACACGACCCTATCGCGCCTTCTGGTGCACAGCAAGTAATGGAATGGATTAGAACGCATTATGAGTCTGTTTCAGGTAGATCTGGATATACAGACTTTTTAAAGAGAGACTTGCAATTAAAAATGTTAGATCCAATTGGTACCGTCGTTGAATTATGGGATATTAAAGGCGCTTTAATTACCTCAGCTGATTTTGGTAGTCTTAGTTATGATAATGATGGAATTATGAAAATTAGCCTTAACTTAGAA